TGATGGCCTGCAGCATCTCGTCGCCGGTCTTGAAGCCCAGGCGCTCGGCGATGAAGTCGGCGTCGGCGCCCTTCGCCTTCGGGCCCGAGACGACGCCGCGGGGGAGCGTGTCGACGAACCACTTCCCGTAGCGCTCGAAGAGCGACTTGCGATCGATCTTGAGTGGCTTCCCGTCCTCGCCCTTGAGCTCGGCCACCGCGTCGGCGCCGACGCCACGAGCCTCGCCCTTGCCGAAGAACCAGAGTGCCCGGTACGTGGGGTCCTGGTCGAGCTGGGCCTCGACCTCGGCGCGCAGGCGCTCGTGCTCCTCGCCGATGAAGCCCTGGCGCTCCGCGTTCTGGGCGTCGGCGATACGCCGGATGACGTCCTGGGTCGCTCCGGCGCGTTCCTGTGCCTTCGCCTCGTCCCAGCTCGCCCGCTCCTCGGGCGTCATGGCCGCGATGACCTCGGGGATGGGCTCGGCACCGCGCAGGACCTGGTCGACGGCGTCGTCCGCGGCGACGAGCCGCTTGAACACGTCCCGCACCTGGTCGTTGAGGCCGATATCCTCGCCGTACTTCGCGCGGTACTGGTCGTTCACCGCCTCGACGGACCGGTAGATCTTCTTCATCCAGTTGGCGAAGCGAGCGAAGACGCCGGCCATCGCCGGCGACGGCGCCTTGCCCTCGGCGAGAAACTGCTCCCAGCCATGCGCCGCGCGCTCCTCCTTGGCGGTGAGCTCGCGTAGGCGGTCCTTCTCCTCGGCCGAGAGCCCCTTCCCTTCCGCGCCAGCCTTCTGGGAGAGCGCCGCGCGCTCCTTCGCGAGCGTGACCCGCTCCTCGGGCGAGGCGTAGCCCATCCACTGCGAAAGGGTCTCGAAGTCGCGACGGAGCGGGACGGGCGCGTTCTCCTGCGTCGCGAGCCGGCCCATGATCTCGGCCAGCATGTGGAACGTCTCGTGCGCGAGCGTCGAGCGGTCGGCGCTCTTGCCGAGGGTGATCTGGAAGCGCTGCGGCTTGTCGCCGTCAGCGGCCGAGAAGTTGATCCAGCCTCGCCCTGCGACAGCTTGTTTTCCGGGACGATGGGAGTCCCGTCATCCCACTTGGCGCCGGCGAGCAGCTGCCGTACGGTTGAGGTTGGGCTCGGCGACGCCCACTGGGGTGACATGCCTGGGGCTTCGGCCTCACCGCGACCCTTGGCGTCTGCTGGGCCCTTTTCGATCTCGACGCTGTGAAGCGCGTACTGCTTCAGCCGCGCCCCTTCGCCATGCTGGACCTCGCGAACTTGCAGCTTCACGCGGTGCAGAGCTCCGTCCAGGACGAGCGGCGCGTAGAGCGTGTGAACCGCCAGTACGCCCTTCTCGGCGTCGGAGGGCGTAGGAGAATGCCGGCGCTCGAGCGCCTCGGCGCGCACGGCGTTCTGCAGTAGCGGCTCGATCTGAAGCGCCGCGGCCCGGTTCTCGGGCGTGTCGCGGCTCAGCATCTTGCCGATGCTGTTGCTGCCGACGTCGATCTGCCATCCCGTGTCGGCGTTGGCGATGGCCCACGCCGGCTCCTTGTCGCCCTCCCGGACCTTGCCCTTCAGCTTCACCTGCTCGTGGAGCCACGCGGACACTGCCCCTCGGTCTTGCGCCGGGCGCGTCGTGACCGTGGCAGGCACCTGGCGCCCCGGGTCGAGCTCGACGCGCCCCATCGGCACGAGGCGAGACGGCGGCTGCCCGAGCTGCGCCGCCCGCGCCATCCCAGGCTCGAGCTCTTCGCCGGCGACGGAGATCCCGAGGTCGGCCATGCGCCGGTAGAGCTCGCCGGCCGTCGTCCGGAGCTGCTCGGCCCACCCCTGGAACGTCGCCGCGACCGTCTTCGCGTTCGCGTCGGCCTCGGCCTCGCTCACCTTCTTCGTCGCGACAGCCTTCGCGCGGAAGTCCTCGTAGACGGCGCGCTGGCCGGTCTCCATCTCGTCCGGGGGCACCGCGGCCAGGTCCTTCACCCGCTTCGCGAAGTCCGCCTGGAAGAGGCGCGACTCGCGCAGCGTGATGCCGCCCTGGGACAGCTTCATGTCGAGCGCGAGCTCGCCGGCGTGCGGGCTCTTCGCAAGCCGGGTGAGGAGATCCTCCGCCGGCAGGCGCAGGTCGCCGCCCGTCTGCCTCGCTTCGGCGTAGGCCTTCCCGCCGTCCTGGAGGACCGTGGTGGCGATCTCGGCGGGGTCGAGATTCTTGCCCTGCCAGAAGGTGTCCCAGGCCGTGACGGGGCTGTAGAACGCGTCCACGGCGCCTTCCCGGCCCTTCATCGACTGGATGAGCTCGCGGAACTCCTCGGGGGCGCGTTCGAGCAGCTTCGAGTCGGCCGCGTTCTTCGCGATCGCCTCGAAGCGGCCCGCCGTCTCGGCCGCGACGTGGACCTGGCCGACGTGGTCGAGGAACTCGCGGCCCGGGCCCCAGCCGGCGAGGAGGCTCATGTCCTGGAGGCCCTGGACGAGCCCGTGCGCGCCGGCGTCGCCGACGGCTCCCCAGTCGATGTCCTTGTCGAGGTAGTCCTTCTTCGCCCCCTCGAGGGTGAGCGCCGAGACGGCCGACTGCGCGGCCATGATGCCGGCGCCGGCGGCGACGTGTTCGCCGTACTGGAGGACGAATCGCTTCGCGGCCTGCGCCACCGTGGGCTGGGCGAGCGCCTTCGCCACCGTCATGGCGCCGAGCCGGCCGTAGGTCTTGGGGAGGAGGGCGCCGCCCACCCTCCCGAAGCTCGTCGCCATGAGCGCGCCCGACGCGGCCGCGCCGGCCCAGGCGAAGGACCGCGCGACCTCGGGGTCGATGACGTTGCCGTTCTCGTCCCGGATCTCGCGGAGCTGCTCTTCCATCGAGCCGACGGTCTGGGCGGTGTTGAAGGCGAAGGAGCCGAGCCACTGCCCAACGGCCGCGACGACGACCGTGCCCGGGCCCGGCGCGACGAGCGAGCCGACGAACGCGCCAACGCCGGCGCCTCCCGCCCGCGCGCCCACGTCGCCGACGATCTGGGGCGCCATGTTGAAGGGAGCCAGGAAGGCCTTCCCCCACCAGCCGCGCGCGCCGTAGTCCTTCTCGGGCGCCAGCGCCTTGAGCTCCGCGATGCGAGCCCGGTTGTCGTCGCTGCCGAGGCCGACCGACTCGAGCGCCTGCCTCGAGGCGGCGACCGTGCGGAAGATCGAGTCGTGCAACGCGCGAAGGGGCGCCGGGCCGACCTCGAGGCCGCCGCCCTCGGACAGGTCGAGGACCTGGCCATCGGGGCCACGCTTCCACCGGCCGGTGAGGGCCCACTCGACCCCCTGCAGGGCCTGGGCGTCGTCCCGGACGAGGGCGGCCTTCGTCGGGTCGCCCATGTAGCGCGCGAGCGTCGGGTGGTCGGCGAGGACGCCCTGGAGCTTCCTCGCGTCGACCTGCTTCTTCACGGCCTCGAGGTTGTCGGCGACCCACGACGGCTCGAGCCCAGACGCGGCCGAGTAGCGCAGGACCTCGGCGGCCTGGTCCGGGGCGAGCTTCGTGTTCGACGCCTGCCAGGCGGCGAACTGGCGCTCGAGGGCGGCGTCCTGCCCGGTCCGCTGCTCGACGTTCGCCATGGCCTGATCGAGCGGGTCGACCGCGGGAGCCGGGGCGAGAGATGCTGGTGGCGCTGGTGCTGCGATGGGAGGCGGCGACGAGACGAGGCCCGTTTCTCGGCGGGCCAGTGATGGAACGGCCACAGGCCCCGCCTGGGTAGGCTTGGGCTGATTCTCCCCGCCCTCAAGGCTCTGCCCCCCTGTCGGCGGTGGAGCGGCTGCAGGGAGCGACGCAGCTGGTGCGCTCGCTGGCGGAGCGCGCCGCGCGTCGAGGTTCGCCATCGCCTGGTCGAGGAGGTCTTCCATCTACGGCGTCCCCTCTCGCAGGCGCTGCTCCTCGACGAGGACGGCGCGGATCGTGTCGTCGTTCGGGACGTAGCCGTGCCTCGCCTTGTACTTCGCCTCGACGCGCCGGCGATCGGCGTCGCTGATGGTCGGGACGAAGTCGGCGCGGCCCTCCCGCTTCGCCTGGACGGCGGTGGTGGTGTTCGTGCCCCAGACGCGCCCCGGGACCGTGCCCTTCGCGACGATCTCGCGCGTCCAGCCGGTGATGACGTCGGGCTTGAGCGCCTTCGGGTCCTGCCCGGAGGCGTTGATCTTCTCGGAGAGCGCGTTCGCGGCGTCCGTGAAGCGTAGCCGCTGCTCCGGCGACCAGGTGGTCTCGCCGCCCTTCGGCCACGCCCCTGACGCTCGGCCCTCGTTGATGAGCATGTCGTGCGGCGTCTGCACCGAGACGACCTTCTCGGCCGGGGTCTTGTGCGTGATGGCCAGGCGCTGAGCGCCGTCGCGGTAACCGATGGGACCGAGCTTCGCGCCCCACTCGCCGTTGAACCCGTCGACGGAGAGGTTCGCGTAGTGCTCAGGCCGGTCCTTCATGTCGACGATCATCGAAGCCCAGGACTGGCGCTCCTCCGGCGTCTCCTTCCCGTCGAGGTTCCGGACGCGCTCCAGGTCCTGATCGGACCGGTGCTTCAGCTCGGCGAGCTTCTCGGGGTTCTCGCGGGCGAGCTGCGCCCGCAGAGCCGTGGGGATGCTGTCGAACGTGAGGATCCCGGTCTGGGGATTGAGGCCCGCCGTGTACGCGCTCGAGAAGAGCTGGTCCTGCCGCGTCCGGAAGGCGTGGTCCGACTCGCCGATGCGGTGATCGATCTTCTCTCGGATGGCCTTCTTGTCCTCCGCCGGCCCCTGGAACTCGTCGACCTTGGCGAGCGCCTTCGTCGGGTCGATGCGTCCCTTGTCGTCGAGCGAGCTCGCGGCGATGTCCATCGCGACCTTCTCGCTCCGCTGCTCCTTCGCGACGAACTCGGCGTCGTGGACGAACTTCGCCCCGTCGGCGCCGAGCTCCTCCTGGACGGTCTTGCCGCCGGCCATGACCGAACCGAGGTAGGTCTGCGCGGCGGTGCCGTCGTTCCGCGCGAGGAGCTGGTGCAGGACGGTCTGGTGCAGCTCGGAGACCTTCGCCGCGCGGAGCGCTCCAGCCGGCGAGGCCGGATCGCTTGGATCGCCGAGGCCGTTCGTCTTCGCCGAGAGGTCGATCGCATCCGTGACCTGGCGCCGCGCCAGGTCGAGCGCGGACCTCGTGGCCGGGGCATCGACGGGACCGGTCGCGGCCGCCGACGCGGCGCTCCTGACTGCCGAATCCACGGCGGAGAGCGTCGACTGCTTCGCGTACCCGTCGCTCTCCTGGGCCTGGTGGCTCGAGAGCGTGTGGTAGATGACCCGGTGTTTCTCCGCCTGGATCCGGTCGAAGGCGAGGCGCTGCTGGTCGTTCGAAAGGCCGGTGCGGAACGCCGCGACGGCCTCGTCGCGGGCCTTCATGAACTCGTCGGTCATCCCGACGGCGTCCTTGCCCTTCCTCGTGTGAAGGGCGCCCTGGTCCGGGTCGTAGATGGCGAGCTCGTCCCAGCTGTCCTGGGACGCCGTCGCGTCCATCACTCGCGCGGTGTCGATCTTCTCCTTCTGCGCCTTTGCGACCTTCTCGAGCCCCGCCCCGAGCTGCTCGACGCCCTGCGCGACGCCGGCGCCGAAGTCCTCGGGCGTCACCCGCAGGTTCACGCGGGCGGCCGAGGCCGGCGCCTGGGCTACCTGCTCTTCGTAGACGGGGACGCGGGGCATCTACTTGCTACCCCTGTACGCGACGGCGGACGATGCGGCGTCGAGCCCGCCGGTGAGGAGTCCGAGGTAGCTCTTGCGGCGCGCCATGCTCGCCTGGACGTCCTGCGTCGCCGCCTCCGTCTCGAAGCCCCAGGCCTTCTTCACGGCGTTGTTCTTCGCGGTGAGGGCATCGAGCTCGGCCCCGCTCGCCGTCGAGGCGAAGAGGTTCCCGGCGGAGCTCGGATCGACGCCGCTCGCGGCGAGCGCGACCTTCTGTTCGGAGGCGAGTTGCGAGCCCTTCGCGCGGATCTGTCCGGCCTGGGTGGCGCCCAGCTGGAGGGCGTTCGCGGCGTCCCGGCGCGCGAGATCGGCGTTCGTCTCGGCGATCTTCGCCTCCGCGCCCCCGGCCATGAGCCCGGAGACACCCTTCGCCGCCGCCGCGCCCATGATGATGAAGGGAACCGCTGCTGGGCCGCACATCAGAGGTTCTCCTTGCGGACCCTGAACAGGTGGAACGGGAGGCCCTCGGCACCGAAGGCTTCGGGCGGGTCGAGCCGGAAGCCCAGCCGGAGCGCCCAGCGCACGGCCTGGCCGTGCCGCGCGTCGATCTGGTTCTCGAGCATGTCGAAGTCCTCGAAGAGCCGAGCGAGCTCGGGGCGGCATCCTCGCCAGAAGGCCCGCGGGTGCCGCTCGACCAGGTCGGAGGTGAGGAGCCAGGCGGCGCCGATGCGGCCGACGAGGAGCGAGGTGCGCAGCGGGACGACGCCCCACATGCAGGCGACCTCGCCGTCCCAGAGCGCCGTCCTGGCGACGCTGGAGGCCTCGAGGCCCTTGAGGAGCGCGCCGAGCGGCGCGTGATTGCCGGAGGCGCGGATCTCGAGGACCTCGGCCGGCCGCATGCGCGGGGCGAGCGCTTCCGCGTGGGCCGAGCGCGCGGGCACGATCTCGAAACCCGGGCTAGCCGCCATACTCGACCTCGCGCACGACGGCGGTGATGGTGAGCGGGAGCGGGTCGACCTGCTGGACGACGGCGCGGCCGCCGCTGTTCCAGCTGGAGGCGATCGGGATCTTCACGTCCCCGCTCTCGAGCGGGATGGAGTCGTAGCCATGCGCGACCTGGCGCTGGCGCCACTCCTCGAGCTTCTTGTCGAAGCTCTGCCCGACGTAGCCGCCGCGCGAGCCCTCGAACTCGAAGATCACGTGCGAGACCGTCTTGACCCGCTCCCTGCCCTTCCCCGGGATGACGTCGAGCGTCTCGAGCTCGGAGACGTACGGCAAGCCCACCAGCACGACCGAAGCGCCATCGGGGAAGCTCTCGGCCGGGAGGTCGATGGCGCCGCCGGCGACGACCAGGTCGCGGACCACGTTCCCGTCGGCGAGCGCGTTCACCGTGCAGCCTTCCAGGTGAGCGAGGCCCGCGAAGTGCGTCGCCGGCGCGCCGTCGTAGGAGACGGCCGCGTCGAGGATGAGACAGCGCTTCGCGTCGGTCATCGTCGCGCGCGAGTCCATCCGCTCGATGAAGCGCTTCGTCTGGCCGCCGACGGTGCGCCGGACCGACAGGTAGAGCGCGTCCTCCGCGCCCTCGCGCACGCAGCACACGGACTCGACCGCGCCCTGCGTGTCGTGCCAGGCCCAGGCCTGGAGCTGGTGCTCCTTGACGTAGGAGAACGAGAGCAGCTTCCCGTCGTCGAGGACGACCCAGAGGATGGACCACGGCTCCTCTTGCCAGGCGCGCGAGACGATCTGGCGCCCGGCGAAGAGGTGCTTCGAGAAGACCGAGACGTCGGGCGCGCTGTACTTGCCGGAGTAGTTGTCGAGCGAGAGCTCGCGGACGACGTTCCCCGATGGAGGGAAGAACAGGACCTCGTCGTCGCCCACCTTCACCGGTTCGACCCAGGACGAGCCGCGGCCGGTGCGCGAGCGAGCGGCGAACGAGAGCGGCGAGATGGCATCGCCCTGGCCGGCGCCGCTGATGGCCCACTCGGTGACGTTCGTGAAGGCCATGAGCACGCGCCCGGGGACGAGTGCGCGGATCTCCTCGCGCTTCATCGCCGCGAGCTCGCGCGAGAAAGCATCCTCGGCCAGGACGGAGATGTGGTCGTCGTAGTTCGAGTAGTCGTCAATCGCGGACAGGAAGACGTACCCGGGGCGCTCGGCGGTCGCGGCGACGACGCACCGCTGCTCCTGGTAGGCGACGACGGACGGCTGCTCGGTGCGCACGAGGTGCCCGTCGACGTCCACGACCTTGAACGGGTTTCGGCCCTGCGGCGGGGAGAGAGAGAAGTTCGGGAGGTCGCCCGCGTCGTTGAAGCCGAGGCCGACGAACTCGCCCACGTAGCCGAAGACGTCGCCGCGGCCGCGGTAGACGCGCCGGCCGACGAGCCGCGCGCCGGTCGCCACCGTGAGCCCGAAGGCCTGCGGCGCGAAGAGCTTCACGATCCGGTCGGGATATAGGACGAGGTCCGACGGCGCGGGGCTCGTCCACATCGGGGGCGGGGACACGCCGACGGCGTCGGCGACCCACCACGCGGCATATACCTGCACACCCGCCACCAATAGCGTCGGGTCTTTCCCGAGGTTGCCGGCCTGTAGCGAGCGCCACTGCGTGCCGCCCTTGGTCGCCTTTGCGCCGAGCGGATAGGTGAAGGTCGCCGCCCAAGGCACCCCGTCGTAGACCGCCACGTAGCTGACGGGGCCGGGGCTCGTTTCCCACGTAAGGCCGTTCTGGTCCTGCCACAGCTCGGTGATCTGGTAACCCCACTGCTTCGCGGGGTGCGTGTCGTCCGCGACGAGGTCGAGCGCCGATGCGTCGAGGTAGACCACGCCGTTCGGGACCGGGATGTCGAACCCGATCACGGTCAACGTGAACGCGAGCGGGTCCGTCCCTGTGCGCACGAGCTCGTAGAGGTCCTTGCCCTTGCACGCGAGCCGGATGACGTTGCCGACCTGGGCATACCTTAGCTTCGGCAGATCCGCGGCCGCGTAGGGCGTGGCGATCTCATAGGGCACGCCCGGCGAGCTCTCCACGTAGCCGGGGAGCCCGTTCGTGCTCGAGACGAACCGGAGCGCCCCCGCGGTGAAGACGAGCACCAGCGTGTCGGTGTCGCTGAAGGCGAACGGCAGGAGCCACGCCACCCCGTCGCCCTTGGTGTCGCCGCCGTACCGCGTGCCGGCCCTGTTCGCGGCCGCGCCGTGCGGGGTGACGACGAAATTTCGCAGGCGCCGGAGCGCCGACGCGTACTTCTCGACGTCGGTCCGGGACCACAGGGTCGGCGAGAACTCGCCACCGGCGAAGCTGGGCTGGCGGATGAAGGGCACGCGCTACCGCCTCGCCCGGATCGAGGAGGCCTCAGGCTCGGGGTCCTCCTGGTTGCCGCGGAGCTGGGCCGTGAAGGCCCTCGCGACGTCGCCCTGGTAGCCCTTCAGCATCGAGTCGGCGAGTTTCACGTCCTTCCGGATGGCCATGGCGAGCTCGGCGGCGAGGCGGAAGGCGAGCGCGGAGACGAAGAGCCGCGGGAAGGCGGAGACGACCTCGATCCGCCGCGTGTACTCGAAGCCGTCGGCGTCGGAGAGGTCGACGTCGGTGCACAGGATCTGCCCGTCGCCGGCGTCGTTCGACTGGATCTCGTAGGAGACGCGACCGTTCAGTGTCGAGCGCGAGCTCGTGCTGGTGGTGGTCGAGACGAAGTCCGCCGGGATGAGGCCGATCCGCGCGCCGCCGTAGAGGATGGCGCGCGCCGAGACGAAGTCCTCGGGGACCGCGTAGACGTGCCCCCACCCGGCGCGGGTGACACCTGCGAGCTCGGCGAGCTCGGCCTGCCCCTTCGCGAAGGGCCAGGGGAAGTCTTCGAGGACCTCCACGAGGCAGTCGTCGTAGTGGCGGCCGCACACGGCCGCGGCCAGGCGGTCGTCGCTCTCGTCCTCGATCGTCTCGGTCTCGCCGATGCGATCGAGGGCGCGGTTCCAGATGTCGACCTTCGTCCCGCTCGGCATGGTGCTCCTCGTCGAGACTCACAACGGGAGGGCAGGAGGTCGGGGCCCTGGGCCGTCAGCACCTGGGCGCGACCTCCCGCTCTGCTCCCTACTTGTCCGCGGCCCGCTTGCTCGACGGGGCTGGGCCGTGTGGCTTCGGCTCGTCCTTGTTGTCGAGCTGGGCGAGCTCGGCGAGCGTGAGGCCACGCTCGACCTTCGGCTCCTCCTGCGCGAGCTCGACCACCGCGAGGTGGCGCTTCGCGTCCTGGGCGAGCTTCTCGAGCTGGACGCGGATCGCGGCCTTGTCCTCGGGCTTGGCATCCTTCTCGCGCTTCTCGAGGGTGGTCCCGATCTCGCCGTAGAGCTTCTCGAGCCTCACCCTCCCCTCCTCGTTCACGGCTCGGAACGAGCGCGACGGCACGTAGTCGTCGGAGGGAGCGGTGAAGATCTCGCCCGGCTTCACGAACCCGACGCCGGCGATGGGAGCGCCGGGCGGGACGGTGACCATGTACTTGGCAGCCATGGCGCGCCTCCTACAGGAAGTTCACGCCGTCTTGCGGGCGCGCCGTGCGCTCGACGAGGCCCGCGACGAACTTGCCGGTGCTGGCGTTGCCGCCTACGGGGGTGAACTTGATGCCCAGGTAGCGCTTGTTGGTGCCAGGCAAGAGCGGCGGGAGAGAGTGCAGACTGTTCGCCGTGAGCGCGGCCGCGAGGATGCTCTTCGTTGAGAGGACCACGGGGTTCGATGTGAGCGCGGCGTCGTCGGCGCCGATGACGTCGACGGTCATCGAGGTGGTGGGGTTCGACGCGGCTGTGCTGGTCACCCGGGCGTACGGGACCACGCTCTCCCCCGCGCCCCAGTCGCGGGCGGCGCCCGCGTCCTTCACCTTCGTGCCGATGGCGGCCGCCGTGATGGCCTGCCCGCCTGCCGTTGTGAATTCGTCGTCATAGTCGAGGACTGGCATTCGTCTGTTCCTTTCGCGTGGCGCCTCGAGCCCGAGACGCCTTTCAGATCTGGGCTGTCCCGCCCTACGAGACGGTCGCCTCGGTGATGGAGAGCTGCTGGACCTTCCGGAGCGGGTACTCCCAGAAGTGCGGCGTCGGGCGGCCGAGGTAGTCGCGGATCTGGAGGGCCTGGTTCGACTGGCTGCGCGCCTGCTTCGAGAAGGCGGACCAGAGCTTGAACGGGCAATAGAGCACCCGCTGCGCCGAGCCCGGATCGGGCATGAAGCTCATGATCTGCTCGAGCGAGTCGATGATGCGGCCTTGCGTCGGCGCGTCGATCTGGGCGTCGGAGACGTCGATGTTCGCGAGCCGGCCCATGTGGCGCGGGTCCTTCACGCACAACCCGACGAACCAGTCGTAGAGCGACACGTACGCCTGGAAGGGATTCGAGTCGGCGTCGTTGACGGACAACTCGCCCTTGTCCTGGACGTCGAGCCCAGCGATGGACTCGGGGGGATAGATGAGGTGATTCGCGCGCTCGCCCCAGTCGATGGCGTAGATGGAGCAGCCGTCGGAACCGGAGACGGTGCCCTGGCTGAACACCTGGGGGGCCGTGAAGGACGCGCCGGCGTTGAGCGCGTTCATGCGCGGGGCGAAGCCGTCAAAGGACGCCTCGTCGGTCGCCACGTTGCCGTAGAACATCGTGTTGCACACGAGCTGCGAGAGGGCCTCCTCGAACGACTTGTCTTCGTCCAGCCGCTTCGAGGTGAAGGCGCTGTCGCCCTCGAGCTTGCGGATGCGAGCGTCGACCTCCGAGCGACCGGCGAAGTAGCCGATCGTGTCGACGCGCTGGTCGGTCGTGCTCTTCGACCGCGTCACGCCCTTGTTGATCTTGGCCGTGCCGACTGCCGGGAGACTGCGCCTGTAGGTGGTGCGGTTCCCGAGGGGCGCGTTCGACGGGTACGCCGGCGCGTCCTGCATGCACGGGTTGAACTGCGCCATGAGCTCGTAGACCTGCGCCTGAGCTCCATTCGGATCCTTCGACTTGGCGTAGTCGAGGAGGGTCATCCTTGTGTCAGCCACTGCGGTGCTCCGTTCTTACGAGAGAGTGAAACTGCCTAGGCCTTCTGCGCGTGCGATGGGTATCGCTTCGCGACCCGCTCCTGTTCCGGGGTGAGCTTGGGGGCCGTCCTCGTCTCGACGATGGCGCCCTTCTGTTCTCCGAGCGCCTTGCCGATGGCCGCGAAGGTCCGGACGAGCGACGGCATGTTGTCGATGCCGAACTTCTCGAGGTCCTTCGCGAGGCCGTACGGCTCGCCGAACTTCTTCACCGCGCACTGGAAAGCCGCGATGTTCTCGTCGAGGTTCTTCCCGCCGAACGCCTGGTCCTTGCCGAGCTCGTCGAACCACGAGTCGCTCTGCTTGGCCCAGTCCTGCGCCCGGGTCTTCTCGACGCCGGCCCACCAGGTCGCGAGCTTCGAGGCCTGGTCGCCGTTCATGCCTGCCGTCTTCGCCTGCTGCGCGAAGGCGTCGAGGAGCCCCTTGTCCACCACGGTTCCTTCGGGCAGCTTCACCTCGAGCGGGGTGTCGGCTCCGTCGGCCTTGGCTTTCGCCGCCGCGTCCGAGCCCGCATCGGTGTTCATCGCGCCCTTCGCGCCATCCTTGTCGGCGGCGCCGGCCGTGAGCGCTGACTTCCGGGCGCCCGCGCCGTCCTGTGTGCCTGCTGCAGCCTTGGCCGCATCGGCGGCCTTCGCCGCGTCAGCTGCCTTGGCTGCGTCTGCTGCTCCTGCCGCGGCTGCGGCCTTCGCCGCATCATCCGAGCCTGCCGCGCCCGTTCCACCAGCGGCCGCATCGGCGGGGGCCTGAGCGTACCTGGGGGTCGTGAGCTTCATTCGTCGTTCTCCGTTCTCGAGGCCTTCGCCTCTTCGCGCTGGTGCGCCTCCTCGGCGAGGCCGGCGATCCGTTCGAGGAGCATGCGGGACCACAGCTCGGGAGAGACCGCCTGGGCCTCGCGTGCGAGGCGCTGCCCCACCTCGCGGATGCCCTCGTTCCGGGCCATGTGGAGGCCCGCGGCGATGCCGTCCTTGATGCCAGGCTCGAACGAGCCGGACTCGAGCAGGCACATCTCGAAGACGAGCCGGTAGTAGAGGCGTCGGCCCCAGTCGTGGCGGAGGAGTTCGTCGAGGTCGGCCGCCTCGATGGCATCGAGTCGCCGGTCGAGCGCGCGCAGGCGCTCCTGGGCGCCCGGGTCGGAGAGGTGGCCCTCGGGCCGGCTCACGCGCTACCTCCGACTGGCATGTTCGGGAGCATCCCGGCCGCGGCCGCGGGGGCGAACTGCTGCGCGAGCGCGCCGAGCGCGTTGTCGGGCGCCGGCGCCGGGGTCGACCCGAGGTCCTTAGCGCCCTTCGCGGCGGCGAGCATGGCCTGGCCGGTCTGCATCGCCTGCTGTTGCTTCGCCCGCTCGGCCCGGAGCTTCTGGACCTCCTCGTCGGAGAAGATGAGCTCGGGCTTCGTCCCGACCATCGAGCCGATCTCGTCGACGATCTGGTCGGGGTTGAGCTTGTCGCGGGCATCCTCCCACCCGGACTGCACGAGGAACGCGGTCTCCTGCACGAGGGTCCGCACGCCGGAGAGCCCGACCATCTTCTGGGCCTGGTGCATGACCGAGATGAACTCGGCCTTGAGCTCGAGCCCCTGCAGTTCCTGGGGTGGCGGCGGGAAGAACCCGCGGCGCTCGAGCTCGTTGTAGTAGCGATCGACGGACTTACCGAGGAGCTCGGGGTTCAAGTGCTCGAGCACGGGCCCGAGCTGGAGCATGGTCTCCTGGTGCCCCTCCTCGATCTCCCGGGCCGTGGCGCGCTGCTGGCGCTCGTCGGCGAGCACCCGGAGCCAGAGGTCCGCGAACATCCCGCGGTCGATGCGTCCCTCGTGACGCTGAATCTGGTCGGCGACATTCCGGATGGCCGCCTCGCGCACCTCGAAGGCTGGCTTGTAGGTGTCGGCCGTCCCCCGCGGGGCATAGGTCATGTCGCCGGCGACGAGCGAGGTCCTGGCGGCGCGCAGGCCCTCGTCGCCGACCATGGGCGGGTTCGCAGCCTTGTCGATGAGGCTCGCGAGCCGCTTCTCGTCGTGCTGCAGGGCCTTGCAGTCGCCGAGGATGTCCATGCCCGGGGACCGGCCGTAGACCTCGGTCCCGCGCGCGGACCAGCGCGGGCAGAGGAACGGGAACTCCTCGTAACCGGCCTCCTCGAGGAAGACGTCGGGCTCGCCGTTCTTCGCGCCGCTCTTCTCGAACCACGAGGAGCTCCAGCGCTTGCCGAGGCGGTCGGCCCGTGTCGGTTGAAAGTCCTCGTTCGGCGCGACCGCGTGGACGACCTCGACCACGTTGTCGTACTGGCCGCGCTCGTAGGCGTTGCGCGTGCTCGAGGAGAGCTTCCGGAGATCGTCGGCGCTCTTCACGAAGCGCTGCACGGTCTGCCGTACCGTCATGGGCAGATCGCGGTAGCAGGTGTCGACCTCGCCCTCGGCGCTCGCCGAGAGGAAGTACTCGCCGATGGGGAGCGCGGTCCAGTTGAGGAGCCGGCGCGCATGCTGCTCGCCGTAGCAGGCCGTGGTCCCGAAGACGCTGATGTCGGGGTACACGCCGTCGGAGAGCGCCTGGTAGAAGTTCGAGACCGCCATCGCCCAGCGGATGCGCTCCTCGACCTGGTGCAGGTAGCCGCGAACCTTGCCGAACTCGGCCATCTCCGGGTCGGGCGTCGTGAGCCGAAACCAGACGCGGGAGGGCGAGGTGATCGCGGCCATCATCCCGGAGGCGAGGATCCGGGCGGCGATGAGCGGGGTGTTGTTGATGATCGAGTCGTTGAGCTTGTCGCCCTTCTCGAAGTCCTTGAGCGAGATCCGGATCCGGCGCGGCAGGATGTGCTCGGCAAGCTCGCGATAATGCGGATCCCAGCGAGCTCGAATGGCGCGCAGCTCCCCGAGGCGCTTGGTCATGCGCTGTTTCGGCGTCTCGGCGAGGAGCGAGTAGTCCATGCGCTAGGTGCCGAGGAGCTGCTTCGTGGCGATGGCCGGCGGCGGCGTGACAGCGGCGGGAGCTGCGCCGTTCGCGCCGAAGAGGAAGGACTTCCGCCGCGAACCGAGCAGGTTGCGCCTCGAGGCGGCGAGGCCGGCGTCGCGCACGGCCGCGTCAGCCGCGTCCGGGGCGGGCGGTGGCGGCGGAGGCATCTTGACGTCGGGAGCGCCCATCAGGTCCTCACGCGTCGGTGACGTGCCGGGTTGCCGCGCCGGCGGCGTGCTCGGGCACGTAGTTCCGGCGCATCCAGAGGTCGGAGTAGAAGGTCATCGCGAGCGCGTCGGCGTCGTCGGGCGAACCCACCCCGCGCGCCTTCATGTCGTCCTTCGACTCGAGGACGAAGGCGGTATGCTTGCCCCGCTTCGCGAACTTGAAGGTCGGCGCACAGAGCTCGCCGCCGAGCACGGCCGAGTTGGACGGCAGGCAGCCGACGGTCTTCGTCCACTTCGCCATCCGCCACCACATCTCGGCACGCTTGTCGGCGAAGCGTTCGGCGTCGTCGGCCGACTCCCCGAAGTCGCAGCCGATGATGACGTCACCCCACCCGAGAAGCTTCAGGTGATCGAACGCGCTCGCGCCGACGCCGGTCTGGTCGACCACCAGCGCGTCCGGGCGGCGCGCGCCATCGAGCATGTCCCTCTGGATGATGAGGGAAACCCGGTTCGCGAGCTTGACGCCGTCGAGGTTGCGGAACGTGTAGCCGCGGAAGGCGATCGGGCCCTGGCGCTTCCTGAGCACGCTCGCGTCCGAGCCGAACCGGGCGACGTCGAGGCCCCAGACGATCGCCTCCTCGACGAAGGCAGCCCGCGGAGCATCGCGCTGCTCGGCGAGCATGACGTCGCCCGGGCCGAGGAGCTTGTCCTCGCCGGCACGCGGGAAGAGGCCGAGGACGTTGACCCGTACCCAGTCGTTGTCCCGGCCCCAGTCGTCGATCATCGACTGCGCCCACTCCTTCGAGATA